GCTATTGGTCCAAACAAATAAATTTTTGCTGTAAATGTTAGTGTATAAATTATTCTTCTACTAGTTGTCAATGAGCCTGTATAACTATCTTCAAAATCAACATTGTTTAGTATAAACGGTATATCTCTTTTTGTATCCATTGTTCTATCTTCAATCATAGTAACAGTATAATCTGGTTGAAAGTACGGAAGTATTTGTTCTATAATTTGTAAACCATCATCTGAATTAGCAACATAAACACTTAAAGAAAAATTAACATTATAAGGCACAGGCATATATTGACTATTCATTTTAGTGGTATCAGCATTTGTTGTTACTTTAGTTATCTTTTGATTTTTATTTAACTTACGACCGCCATCGTAACTATATCCAGTAACTTCAAATGACATTCGAGGTAGAGTGATTGCCACTTTTGAGTCGTCTCCAGTTAGGTCTTGCTGTGCGTCTAATCTCGCTAAAAACTTTTCTTTTGGTGAATATGATAAAGGTACTTTAATATTTTGTAAAGGATTCCCGCTAGAATCTAATCTTTTAATATTAATATTATTGAATATTGTACCAAACGCAATAACAGTATTACGAATCTTTTTGTGATAAAAATGTTCACCAAACATTATACTATTTTACCTTTATTAAGACCTTCTTTAATAATATATTTTTGTGTGCCGTTGGCACCAATATTTACTTCTTTTTTTAAATTTCTACTTAAATTCATTTCTTTTTTATGTGTTTCAGACTTTTTATGAAAGTCTGTAAGTTGTCTATGTCTATCTCTATCCATTAGTATTCGTCAACCTCACCAAATGGGTTTCTTTCGCTAAAGTCTAATATATCATCAGCTGTTGAAGCAGTATTTGTTCCTGCTTCTGTTTCAAATACCTGACCTTGGTCGTTAGTTGCCTGGTCTGCCATTGTGAAACTTTCATTGATTACATAATCTATTGCACCAATACTACTTTCTAATACGAATGAGCCAGTCTCATTTTCTAAACTAAACTGAAAATTCATTGTATCAGTTGATAAACTATCCTCAACACTATCAATTGTAGCAATACCAGTATCAATTTTTTCTGAACTATATTCAAATCTAGTACAAGATAATTTATAAGTAGGCAAAGCACTCTGTTGATAGAATGGTTGTTCATGTTCAACAAACTGTATTTCAAAAAATGCGTTTGTTGTTGGAAAATAAACTAAGTCACCTTCTTGTGGTCTATCAGCAACCAAATCACTATTATTTTTAATTAATGTTTCCCATCTTAATTTAGATAGAGTAAATACAATATCGTCTCTTAATTCTAAACCAAACTTCTTAATAATCTCTTGTTCACCCATATATCCGTCTGTATTATCTACATACATTTCAATAATATAAGAATCATCAAATTGGCTCGCAGGATCTTCGCCAAAGATATTATCTTTGTTTACTATTTTTCTCGGTAAGTAATAGACATCTTGGCCATATATCTTAAGCTGTTCTATAATTAAATCTTCGTATAGTCGCTGTTCAGATGTTGTGCCTGTGTCAAAATAGACATTTGTTGGCATTTAGTTATCCTTGTTGCATATGAGGAGGCTCTTCATAATTTAATCTTATCTCATCTTCTAATTGTCTTTGCTCTTGAATTGCTGTAGAAAATAACTCAGGCCCATTTAATGTTACTCCTCCTAACATCGCTGTACCTGAAAATTTTGAAAGATTTTGTCCCCATTGTTTTTTAATGAGTGCTGTTGTATATCTTTTTAAATAGATATCGTCATACATATCGGTATGGGTATCTGGATCTAATTTACGGAAAACTTCTATAATCAAATATTCACCTGCTGTGATATCTCTTGACCAATCCATATCAATAAACAATCTGTTTGATAAGTGGTTAAATCTCATTGGTTTTTCTCCCACTAAAATGTGGTCAAGAAAATCTAGGTGTCGCATTGTCATTTCATAATGCACAATACTTGTAGATGAAAAATCGTATAAATCATTTAATCTTAATTGATATCTAACATCAAACATATTTAAGTTTGCTCTGTCAGATAAAGGAAATACATTAACAACAGAAATAACCGATGAAGGAACTACAAGAAAATTATCTGCTTTTTTATATGTAGTAGTAACAGAATTATCTGTAACTGATTCGGATGTGTCTGTTGTCATTCTAGTAATATCATCAGCTGTTACTAGATATTTTAAATACATTCTTTCAACACCATCAACATGGTATTGAGCAAAATACTGAACAGCCTCATCTATTCTATCATCTACTTGGTCATCATCAACATTAATATCTATTACAGGCTTACCTAATGCTCTTAAACAGTATTCTTTTAATGTTGCTTTTGTACTTGGGACTGCCATATTTTATTCTTCCTTTTTAACTATTTATAACTATCCTAATGCGACAGCCTGTGCGATTGCGAAAGCATTAGTTGCCTTTGTATTTGCGAGAGTAGTATTAGCATCAATTTGTGTTTGTATATTACTGCTAACACCATTTAGATGACCAAATTCTGTATTTGAAATGGTGCCGTCATGTATTTTAGCAGCGTCTATAGCTGCACCTGACTTAATATCTGCATTTACAATATTTGTAATTGTGTTATTATCACTATCAATACTTTTGTTTGTTAAAGTATCACTTGTATCCTGTAAAACAATTGTACCAGTTGCGTTCGGTAAAGATATTGTTCTATCTGCTGTAGGATCAATCGTTGTTAAGTTTGTTTCAAAGGCGTCAGCAGTTGCACCTTCAAATTTAAATGAATTTTGTATTTCAATTGTTGTTGAGTCAACTGTGGTTGTAGAACCTTGAACAGTTAAATCCCCAGCAATAACTACATTTCTAAATCCTGATATATCTTTATTTGAATCTACAACAACAGCTTTACCAGCAGCAACAGTTCCAGCAGTTATACTATCTAATACTGTAAGCTCTCCAGAATCCATTGTGGTACCACCAATAACAAGAGATGAACCTGATAAGAATAAATCTTTAAAGGTTCTATCAGAGCGACCTAAACTAAATGTATTTGTTTTAATTGGTATTAAATCTGAATCTACTGCTTCTGGATTTAAACCACCACCACCAATAGTTGACATTTGCATAGATGTAATATTCTTAAAGTTTAAAAACTCTCTAGTAAGTTTTTCTAAAGTATCAATAGACTTTAAACTAGTTACCTTATCTTTTTCTAACTCATTAGCAATTTTCATCTCAGCAATATGAGATTCAACTTTGTTAATAATATCAGGATCTGATTCTATTTGTTTTGGCGATAAGAATGATTGTAAAGTACCATGACCTAATTCACTATACTTATCGGCAACAACTTTTCTTGCTTCTTCATCTAAAACAACTTCTTCTTTTTCTAAAGGCTTGACATACTTTTTTGCTACATAGTCTTTAGTTTTAGTTAAGTCTAATTTTTCTGGTTGTTTAAGTATGACCTGTTTAACTTCTTCATGAACAGGTTTTGTTTTTTCTGGCTCAACTAATAATTTTTTCTTTTTCTTTTTGTCTTTTGCAGCTGTTAAATCTGCAAGTAAACTTTCTAGACCTTCTATCTTTTTTTCTTCTTCTACAATATTTCTTTCAACAACTTCTTTTTCTTTACCAACATTATCTAAAAGATTTGCAAATTGTTTACCAAGCTCCCATTCTTTTAATTCTTTACCAGCATTAACACTTTTACCATTTAATTTTGCTTCTTGTAGCTCTGAAATCTTTTTCTCAACATCTAAATCAATATCTACTTCTTCAATTACACCTACTGGTGTTTGATTTAAAATATTTGTTAAAAAACTTTTTGATTTTTCGTTATCAATATATCTTTGAGTTGGATTTCTAGCCATAAGTTATCTACTTACACTTGGTGTTACTGTTGCTCGTCCCTCTATTCTTCTCGTAATTAAACCAGACGAATCTGTTGTAGTTAAATCCCAAACATATCGACCTTCTGAAAGAGCGCCTGTTACAGCATCCGTTAATGCTATAGAACAAGTACCATCAGTTGCACTTACTTTTGCTGTGGTAAAAGATGTTGATGAACTAGCGAGGTGTGTTTTCCTCAATGTAGCAGTTATCGTTTCGTTTGATAAATCGACTACTGTTCCTGTTGAATCTTTTACTGTTAGTGTTTCAGTATAATCACAATCTTGGTCGATAGTAATATTCTGTATTATTGCCATTAGTCATTCCTATCTTATTGTATTACTATTTATAATATAGAGAAAAGTTAATTATACGAAAGCAACGGCTGTCGCAGGAACTCCTTCACTAGTTACAGCAGGGTGCTTTGCCCAAGCAGCATATAAATATGTTGTTCCATCATTGTTAGTTGTTGCTTCATTTCCCCCTCTGAGACGAAACCCATTATGTAAGAAATCAATTTTATTACTCGTAACAAATTCTGTGTTATTCGTGTTTATTTGTAGAGCGTCATCAACTTGGTTAAATGTGCTTCTAGTGCTGTCATAGATATGCCAGTTACCATTTGCACCATCAATTCTTTTTATGAAAACCATAGCAGGTGTAAAACCAGTCCAAATATATTGACCATCACCATCATTACCTCCGTCTCCTACGCCTGTATAAGTTCCCATTTTAGAGAATCCTTGTATCTCAGCCCATGCATAGATAACACTTGTATTGCCATCATTATTGATATTGTCATTACTACCTACTGAAATATTAGTAGATGTTGGTGCTGTGTCTTGCCAATATGCGGCGTTATCTTGTGCTGTCTCAGCTGCGTTTAACTTAATAGAATCTGTAAAATCTATAGCAGTACCAGCAAGACCAACTCGCCAGTTATTACCATGATTTCTACCTTTAGACCATACCATTTTTGGTGCAACTCCTATACCATGTGGAATCACTCCGTTAGCACCTGTTCCTGTATAAGTTATAATTGAAAATCCTGATGTTGTATTTGCTTGATGATTGTAAGCAGGATTATCACCTGATTCAGCAGCACTACCTGTTGATGATCCCCCATTTGCTTTCCATGCCCATGCAACATAGGTTTTACTATTCTCATTAACTAATGAGTTGTTGTTTATACTAACTCCATCACTATCAAAACTGGTTACTAATTGCGTTGCTGATTCTTGGTCAGCAGCGTCAGGAAATATAATATTCCCAACACCTCTTTGTGAATCTGTTACACAATGGTTCTGAGCAGCGTCTGCTCTTTTTTTAGACCAAAACATATCAGGTTGCATATCAGCATTACCACTAAAGGTCAATGACCTTGCTGAACCATTTCCTGTATATATTATTGTTTGAAAATACTCTGAAGGATCGTCTATTGTTGTATAAGCCATTTTATCCGTACTCCGCTAAATTTTTTGTGCAACACGCATAATAACCACTTGGTGGTGCATATTCAAAATTACCATAACCGTTTGCGTCTGCATTACCACTTGATATAGTAAAACCGCCAGTAGGAACACCAAAGTTCATAGTAGCGTCTAAAACTGATTCTGCATTACCATTAGAAACATTATCACCTATTGCAATAAAGTAAGCACCCATTACTGTGTTTGTTGGGTCTACAATAGTACCATAACCAGTAGGACTTGATTCGTCAAAATTACCAGAACCATCTGCCCATTGTCCATTTTTAGCAAAATATACTCTGTTATTATCTAAATCTAAAGCAATAGACATAATATCATTATCAGAACCCCAAACTGCACCATAAGTAGAACCTGAAGCATTGTTACTTGTAAATTTTCCATTATCAGCAGCAATACCATAGTTGTATTGTTTAGCAGTAAGTTTTTCATTACCATTACTATTACTATTTGCCGTAGAATCAAAGTCGTTACCTTGTTCACTTATAACACCAAAGTGAGCATAATTTGATCCGCCAGTAGCAGCCTCATCAATTATTTTAACTTCAGCATACCACTTACCTTTTGTTACACCAAACCAAGTAGGATAAAAAGAGTGATTATTATTAGGTGTTGCTATATTTAAAAAACCGTCTTGAAATCCTCCACCGTCAAGTTTTTTTGCTTGATACTCATGAGGATTTAAAGTTGCAAAACTATTGCTAGGTGTATCAACTGTTATGTGGTCAGTTCCTGCCCCACTTACAGCTAAGTGATTATCATTACCTGAAGTGTCAGCACCCATGCCACTAGAATTTTGACTTGTTCCTGTTTGTTGAAACTCTAATTTAAATCCATTAGTGCCATAACTAATACTTGACTTTTTAGGAACCCAAATACCATGGTCATTTGTTTCGCCAAAGTCAGACGGAGTGTATTGATATCCGTCAGAATAGTAAAAGTCTGCTAGGTAACCATCTCCATAAGTACCAGCAAAATTCTTAGCTATATAAAAACTAGAACCTGAAGCATTAAATAAATCTTCGTTTTGACCTACAGCAGTTGTTACTGTTATACTAACTTCTTGATTATTAACATAGAATCTTATTCTATTAGCAGCTGTTCCTTGAGCAGTATCAACAGCAACAACAATATGATACCATCCTGTAGAATCCCTCAAAATTGGACCTGTTGAAGGAGTGTTAGAATTAAATACGGTGTCATCATTTACACCATCATATGCCGTTATAGAAACTCTACCACTACTACCATTTTGATAAGCAAACTGTGTATAATCACCTGCTTCTCCTGTTAGTGTTTTACCAAGGGCAAAACCTATGTTGTTTCTACCAGTAAAACAACCTTTCCACCAATATGAAACTGTAAATTTATCTGTATTTGGACTACTTAATGTTTTGCTGAGGAATGTGCTACTATCAGCATCGGTCATCATTGAATTACTTATATCGTAACCTGTACTTTGTGTTCCACCTACAACTGGAAAAACCATTATATATCTCCTATTCTAAAGTTGGTAACTCGCCTAATGGTCTGGTTAAAGATCCATCCCCTTGCTCTGTGTATGTATATAAAGTTTCTAATGCAGCCGTGTCAGCAGCATTTGTAATTGATGTTTCCATAGAAGCTTGTTTTGTACGAACAGCAGCTCTATGTGTTGCAACAGAACTAGGAACTGCTTCTGCTGTATCTGCTTTTCTAACTACATACCAATCTGTTTGTGCTAGTAAACTTTTCACTTCACCTTTAAGGTCGTTAATTAAAATTGTTTTTAATCCTGGTATACCATCTTTATCAGCGTGTTCTCTTGCTGTTGCTGAACCATAAGTGCCTGTAACTTTACCACCACTAAATGCATAAGATATATCAGTATTAATATACCATTTTTCATTTTTTTTATTTGATTCGTCTATTTCTATTGTATAAACGCCTATAGTATTTCTTTCACTTTCAGTCCATTTAGATGTAAATATATCAGCAGAATGTTTTATATCGCCTATTTGAACACCTCTATTACCTTTAGTGTAACTTGTAATTGATCCTGATTCTACTATTGCAAACATTATATCTCCTATGATAAAGTTAAATTCTGATTACGACCAACTTCTAAAAATTTACTTCCGTTATATCTAAACACAAATAAATCACCTTTGTTAGCAGTTGTTGTTAGTGTTGGTGCTGTATCGTCTTTGAACTCATATACAGCGTTAAATGATAATGTTCTTGATCCTGTAC